CGGGGATAAGAATGCTGCGCGATAAGGCCGAGGACGGGGGGCTTGCAGCATAAAAAAGAAAGGCGGTGGCGGCATGGCGAAAACTGGGCATCCTCCCAAATATGCGACGGTCGAAGAAATGCAGGCCGTCATTGACCGATACTTTGAGGATTGCAAGGGCGAGCCGATCATAGGGGACGACGGGATGCCGATTCTCGACAAATTCGGGCAGCCGTTTATCATTCATCAGCGCCCACCGACGGTGACGGGGCTGGCGCTCGCGCTTGGATTTACAAGCCGTCAAGCGCTGCTGAACTATCAGGCAAAGAAAGAATTCGTTGACACGGTTACGCGCGCGAAGGCCCGCATCGAGGCTTACGCAGAGGAACGGCTCTTCGACCGAGACGGTCAGCGTGGTGCGGAATTCAGCCTGAGATACAATTTCCGCTGGATAAATGACGAGAAGAAGGACGACAGCGGAGAGAGCGCGTGCGGTGTGGCAGAGCTGCCCGCGGTAATGCCTGTTCCGCAGGACGCGGGAGGTGATGCGAATGGCGAAGCGTAGCGTGGTATGGAAGCCGCAGCCCAAGCAGGCGCTCTTTATGAGCCGCTGGGAGGACGAGGCTCTATACGGCGGCGCAGCCGGTTAGGCGGTGGAAAATCCGATGCGTTGGTCATCGAGGCATTGCGGCAGGTGGATATCCCGTATTACAAGGCGATCATCCTGCGAAAGACCTTCCCGCAGCTTGCCGAGCTCATTGACAAGACGCTGAACTACTACCCGCGCATCTATCCGGGCGCGCGCTACAACGGCAGCAGCCACACGTGGACATTCCCGAGCGGGGCGAAAATACTCTTCGGCTCGATGCAGTACGCAAAGGACAAGATCAAGTATCAAGGACAGGCGTATGACTTTATCGCATTCGACGAGCTGACCCACTTTACGTGGGAGGAATATAGCTACCTCTTTTCCCGCAACCGACCGAACGGTCCGGGGACGCGCGTATACATCCGCAGCACGGCGAACCCCGGCGGTGTGGGGCACGGATGGGTCAAGGAACGTTTCATCACGGCAGCGCCGCCGATGAGGACCATCCGCGAGGATGCAGTCGTGCGCTTTCCGGATGGGCACGAAGAGTATCGGCAGAAGAGCCGCATCTTCGTGCCGAGCACGGTATTCGACAATAAGATACTGCTGAAAAACGACGACAGCTATTTGACGCGCCTTGCGTCGATGCCGGAGGCGGAAAAGAACGCACTGCTCTACGGTGACTGGGACACGTTCTCCGGGCAGGTGTTTACCGAGTGGCGCAATGACAGCGAACACTACCGCGACCGCATCCATACGCACGTCATTGCGCCGTTTCATGTGCCGAAGGAGTGGCCGATTTGGTGCGCGATGGACTGGGGCTATTCAAGGCCGTTTGCCATCGGCTGGTTTGCGGTCGACCATGATAGGCGGCTCTACCACATCAGGGAATATTACGGCTGCACGGGCACACCGAACGAGGGCGTGAAGATGGAACCGACGGCGGTTGCCCGCGAGATGAAACGCATTGAGGCGGAAGACCCGAACCTCAAGGGGCGGCACATCTTCCGTGTGGGCGACCCCGCCATTTGGGGTACGCAGGGCACGGAGAGCATCGGCTCGCTCTTTGAGCGCGAGCGTGTCTACTTCGAGAAGGGGGATAACGCCCGCATCGACGGCAAAATGCAGCTGCACAACCGATTCGCGTTTGATGAGAACGGCGTTCCGATGCTGTATATCTTCGATACGTGCAAAAATTTCATTCGCACGGTGCCAAACCTCGTTTACGACGAAAAGGACGTTGAGGACGTGAACACCGAGCAGGAGGATCATATCTACGACATGACACGTTATGTGTGCATGGAGAATCCCATTGCGGCACGGGTAAATAAGCCGCCGAAGCCGGTCTTGTACGACCCGCTGGACATCAATACGCCGAGCTACGACAGATATGCGTGGTTCCAACACAACTGACAGGAGGGGAAGACATGGCAGGGACGAGAAAATTCCCGCAGACGCAGCAGCAGGCCGACGCGGCTGGTGCTGCTGCGATGTTGGATGCAAAGGCAGAAGCACCGCTTGTAGGCGCATTCCGCGACAGCGACGCGGCGATGAGCAGCGGCGCAGCCATCGGCAGCAAGGAGATCGGTGATGCCGTAGAAACGCTGCAAAAGTACAAGCAGGGCAAGAGCAACTTCGAGAATCGCATCATCAGCGAGGAGCGCTGGTGGAAGCTGCGGCATTGGGAGGATATCCGACGCGGGGCGAAAGACGCGGGAGAATCGCCCGAGCCTGCGAGTGCATGGCTGTTTAACTCGATCATGAATAAGCACGCCGACGCGATGGACAACTACCCCGAGCCCGTATGCCTGCCTCGCGAACAGAGCGACGAGGAAAGCGCGCAGACGCTCTCGTCCGTGCTGCCGGTTATCATGGAATACAACGAATTTGACAGCACATACAGCTTCGAGTGGTGGGAAAAGCTCAAACACGGTGTGGCGATCTACGGCGTGTTCTGGGACAAAGAGAAAGACAACGGGCTCGGAGACATCGCTATCGAGGGCATTGACCCGCTGAATATCTTCTGGGAGCCGGGGGTTGAGGACATCCAGAAGAGCCGCAACGTGTTTACGGTGGCGCTCGTCGACCGCGACATCATCGAGGACGAATACCCGCAGTTTGCGGATAAGCTCAGCGGCAGCAGCATTGAAACGGCAAAATACGAGTACGACGATACGGTGGACACGAGCAACAAGGTCGCCGTGATCGACTGGTATTACCGCAAGAGGACCGCAGACGGGCGAACGGTACTGCACTACGCGAAGTTCATCGACGAGGAGCATATCATCTACGCCAGCGAAAATGACCCCGAATATGCGGATGGCGGCTTCTACGAAGATGGCGAATACCCGTTCGTGTTCGACGTGCTGTTTCCCGAAAAGGGCACACCTGCGGGATTTGGATATACGGCCATTGCAAAGGACCCGCAGCTCTACATCGACAAGCTGTGGGGCAACATCCTCGAAACTTCAATGATGGGCAGCAAGCGCCGGTATTTCGCGAGTGAAAGCCTGAACATCAACGAAGAAGAGTTCCTTGACTGGCGCAAGCCGATCATCCACGTGTCCGGACAGATCGACGAGAGCAGGCTCCGCGAGGTAACGACGCGCCCGCTCGATTCCATCTACGCGAATATCGTGCAGATGAAGATCGACGAGATGAAGGAAACGAGCTCAAACCGCGACGTGTCCAACGGCGGCACATCCAGCGGTGCGACGGCTGCGGCGGCTATTTCTGCATTGCAGGAGGCGGGCAACAAGGCGAGCCGAGATATGATTTCAGCGTGCTACCGCGCGCAGACGAAGATCGTGAAGCTGTGCATCGAGCGCATGCGGCAGTTCTACGACGCAGCGCGCACTTTCCGCATCACGAATGAAATGCCCTACGAGTATGCGCAGATCGGCGTGAACGAGCTTGGCGATCAGGTGACGGGCGTGGACAGCCTCGGCAATGACCTGTTCCGCAGACCGGTCTTTGACATCAAGATCAAGGCGCAGAAGAAGAATCCATTCTCCCGCGCAGAACAGAACGAGCGGGCGAAAGAGCTGTATTCGCTGGGATTCTTCTCCCCAGACAGGGCGCAGGAAAGCATGATTGCGCTCGACATGATGGACTTCGAAGGAATCGACAAGATCAAAAGCCAGGTCAACGAGGGCGCGACGCTCTACAACGTCGTGCAGCAGCAGAGCGATCAACTGCAAAAGGCGCTCGCGGTCATCCAGCAGCTTACGGGACAGGACATGGGCATCGGAATGGCGGGCGGCACGCAGAGCGGTGGCTCGACACGTAAGAGCGGCAGCGGCGGAATTGAGAGCAAGAACGCCGACGCGCAGAGCGCGCAGACGCCGTACATGCAGAAGCTTGCCGAACAGTCTAAGCCGAACATGGACACGGGCAGCAGTGCGGCGATGCCGGGGGTGTAAGCGCATGACGATGGTTCACATCGAGCACGAAATCGGACGCTACATGATCCTGTGCGAGGGCCATTCGGCGGACCAGAAATGCTGCAACTACATCACTGGCGTGATGTATGCCTTCGGTGGCTATGTGAAGAACATGGAAGCTGAGGGAGAGTGCGAGGTCTATGGCTTCGAGATAGACGATGGTGCGCCGCGCTTCCTCATCCACTGCGGCGGCGATGAGCGCATCGAGGCGGCATTTCTCGCGGCCTGCATCGGGCTCAAGCAGCTTGAGGCCACGAGGCCGGACGCGATTTACGAGTGCATCGAAGAAAATTAAAAATTTTTTCTCACCCGTGGTGAGACGGAGGAAGCCGCATGTTACGCTTTAGGCGTGCGAGTGGCTTCCTCCTATTCATTCGCCCGCGAGGGAGGGTCGGCGTTTTTCTTCATCTTTTCGCCGCTCTCCCCCTCCCCTGCGGGCAATGGGAAGCGCTGCACGGCCTACACGGAGGGCCGAATATCCGCGATTTGACAAGCAGGAGGGATACCATGAACCTCAAAACCACGCTTCGCGTGATCCTGAGCCTCTTTGACGGCGGCGCTGCCGCTGCGGGGGCCGCTGCCGGTGCATCGGGCGGCGCTGAGGGAGGCGTGAGCACACAGGGCGAGACCACGAATGCAAGCTCTTCTCCCACCCGGAAGGGCAAAACGGGCGAATACGCCAACGTCGTGTTCGGCAAGCAGGAGACACCTGACGATACGGGGGCCTCTTCTGGCGAGCCGAAGGGCGATGGCGCGAAGATGCAGCAGCACGACGCCGGGGCTGCGGAAAAAGGCGGGGAAGACCTGAAAAAGGAGTTCCTTGACCTCGTAAACGGCAAGTACAAGGACGTCTATACTGCGGAGACGCAGCGCATCATCAACCGCAGATTTGGCGAAGAGAAGGCCAAAGACCAGAAAATCGCCGATTCGCAGCCCATTATCGACACACTGATGCGCCATTATGGCGTGACGGACGGCGATATGAGTAAGCTGCGTGCGGCTTTTGAGGGCGATGCGGCGCTCAACAGCGTGCTCTACAACGCCGAAGCGGAGAGCATGGGCATGAGCGTGGAACAGTACCGCGAGTATGCGCGGATGCAGCAGGAAAACGAAGCGCTCAAACGTCAGGAAGAAGACAGACAGCGCCAGCAGAAAGCCGACGAGACATATAACGACTGGATCCGTCAGGCGAGCGAGCTGGCCGGCACGGCGGACGCGCCGGGTGAGTACCCTGATTTCGACCTCAAGCGCGAAGTCGCGGAGAATCCTCGCTTCATCGCGATGCTGCGCGCTGGCGTTCCTGTAAAAGACGCTTACGAGGTATCCCATTTAGGCGACATTCAGGCTCGCAGTGCGGCGAAAGCTGCGGCAGAGATGGAAAAGCGCGTGATGGACAACGTCCGCGCGAAAGGAATGCGCCCAAACGAGAACGGAACCACTTCCCAGCCGGGGGTCATTGTCAAGAGTGACCCGAGCAAATTCACGAAGGCCGACCGCGCAGAGATCGCAAGGCGCGTTCGGCGCGGCGAGCGCATCGTATTCTGATGCCCGCCTAAATTTACCGACTGCAAGAAGGGAGACAAAACTCTATGAAGAAGTTCAAAGACATTTTCATTCTGCCCGTCATTCTGAGCCTGTTTGAGGGCCAGACGAACGTGACGACCGATGCCGGTCTCTCGGGCGAGATGAAGACCTACTACTGCGACACCCTGATTGACAACGCCGAACCAGAGCTGGTGCATGACCGCTTCGCGCAGAAGCGAAACATCCCCAAGGGCAAGGGCAAGGAGATCGAGTTCCGCAAGTATGATCCGCTGCCCAAGGCATTGACGCCCATCACCGAAGGCGTTACGCCCAAGGGCCGCAAGCTGTCCATGACCACGCTGACCGCGCAGGTCGACCAGTACGGCGACTTCGTCGAGATTTCCGATATTCTCGACCTGACCGCCATCGACAACAACCTGCAGGAAGCGACGGTGCTGCTCGGCTCTCAGGCGGGCCGCACGCTCGACACCATCACCCGCGAGGTCATCAACGGCGGCTCTAACGTCCAGTACGGCGAAGGTCAGGTGACGGGCCGCCATCTGCTCGTTGGCGGCGAGGCCACGGGCAACCACTATTTCACGGTTCGCGCCGTCCGCAAGGCGGTTCGCTTCCTGAAAACCATGAACGCTCCGCGCTATGAGGGCTCCTACTGGGCCATCATTCACCCTGACTGTTCCTACGACATTCAGGATGACCCTGACTGGAAGCGCCCGCACGAGTACAAGGACACCAGCAACATCTACGACGACGAGATCGGCAAGATCGCTGGCGTCCGCTTCATCGAGACGACCGAAGCGAAGGTGTTCCACGCGGACGATCTGACCGAGGGCACACGCGACCTGACCGTCAAGAGCGCATCCGGCAAGGTCGTGACCGTAAACGAGGCCATCACCACTGCCGACGCCGCAAAGCTGGCTGGCCGTGAAGTCGTCATCGGTGGTGCGCTCCTTGAGATCGAGAGCGCCTCGGCTGCGGCTGCTGGCAGCGCAACGATCACGCTGAAAGAAGCACCTGCTGCCACCCCGACGGCGTCGACCGCCATCTATCCGGGCGAAGCCGGTGCGAAGGGCCGCAACGTTTACTCCACCCTCATCATGGGCGCGGAGGCTTACGGTACGACCGAGCTGACCGGCGGCGGTCTTGAGCACATCGTTAAGCCGCTCGGCTCTGCCGGTACGGCTGACCCACTGAACCAGCGTGCAACCGTCGGTTGGAAGGCAACCAAGGTCGCCGAACGTCTGGTTGAGGCGTATATGATTCGCGTGGAAACGACTTCCACGTTCGATGAGACCCCGCTGACCTAACCACCAAGGGGGCGGCTGTGAACGCCGCCCCCGCCATTGAAACGGAGGAAAGACCGATGAGCGAAGCAAAGAACGCCGTTGCGGCTGTGAACGCCGCCCCCGCGGGCGAGGAGTACGTCAGCGTCCGCCTGTTCAAGGACAGCGGCAAGTACAAGGATGACCTGCTGGTGTGCGTGAACGGCGAAAGCTGCCTGATTCAGCGCGGCGTGACCGTGCAGGTCAAAAGAAAGTTCCTGTGGGCCATTCAGAACCAGATGAGACAGGATGCCTCGACCGCGAATCTCATCCAGACGATGAGCAGCGACTACGTTGAGAGCGCGAAGGCCCACAACGCGTAAGTGAATACGACCGCGAGACACGAAAAATGAGTTGCGACACGGCGCAGCAAGGGACGAAAAAGTCGCTCTTGCTGCGCCGTTTTCATAAGAGAGGTGACAACATGGTTATTGAAAATGCTTACGCGCTCGAAGAAATCAAGCTCGGGCGCAGGGGCGAGAATCAGGCACGCAAGGTCGTCTTTGACGTGCTGGAAAAGTGGCGCGAGGGCTATGGCGAGGGCGTGGCGAGCCTGATTGTGCAACGAAACGGTGATGCGCAGCCGTATCCCGTGACGGTGACGGAAGAGGACGGCGCGCTCGTGTGGCGGGTATCGAGCGTTGATACGGCGGTGGCCGGTGAGGGCGCGGCAGAGCTGCGCTATACCGTGGGCGATACCATTGTGAAGAGCCAGATATATAAAACACGCGTGCGCGAAACGCTGGAAGACAGCGGCGAGACACCGCCTCCGGCCTATCAAAGCTGGGTCGATGAGGTTTTGCAGGCGGCGGCGGATGCGGAGACGGCGGTATCCAAGATGCCATACGTCGACGAGACCACGGGCAACTGGTTCAAGTGGGATGCGGCGGCGGGAGCCTTTGCCGATACCGGCGTTCCTGCGACGGGCCCGCAGGGAGAAGTTGGCCCGAAGGGTGATACCGGCGAGCAGGGCCCGAAGGGTGATACCGGCGCAACCGGCCCCAAGGGCGACACGGGCGCAACCGGCGCACAGGGCCCAAAAGGCGAGAAGGGCGATACCGGCGCAACGGGTCCGCAGGGCCCCAAAGGTGAAACCGGCCCGCGCGGCCCGCAGGGGGAGCAGGGCATTCAAGGCGAGACCGGCCCCGCTGGCCCGCAGGGTGCAAAGGGAGACAAGGGCGATGCCTTTACCTATTCCGACTTTACGGCGGCGCAGCTCACCGCGCTGAAAGGCGACAAGGGCGATACCGGCCCCCAAGGAGAGAAAGGTGACACCGGCGCGACCGGACCGACCGGCCCCGAAGGTCCGCGCGGCCCGCAGGGCGAACAGGGCCCGCAGGGACAGACCGGCCCGCAAGGCGAACAGGGCCCCGCAGGCCCCAAGGGGGAGACCGGCAGCGGCTTCAAGGTGCTGGGCTACTACGGCACAAAGGCTGCGCTGGACGCCGCGCAGAAAGCGACCGCAGCGGCGGGCGATGCTTACGGCGTGGGCACGGCAGAGCCCTATGACATCTACATTTTCGACGGTATTACCGGCGAGTTCATCAACAACGGCCCCTTGCAGGGCGCGAAGGGTGACACGGGGCCCGAGGGTCCGCAGGGTCCGAAAGGCGATCCCGGCGAGACCGGCCCTCAAGGCCCTGCCGGTGCGGATGGAGCCCCGGGCAAGGATGGTGCGAAAGGCGCAGACGGTGCCGCCGGCAAGGACGGCGTGACGTTCACGCCGAGCATGAGCGACGACGGCGACCTGTCGTGGACGAACGACGGCGGCAAGGCGAATCCGCAGACCGTGAACCTCAAGGGCCCGAAGGGCGACACGGGCGCACGGGGGCCTGCCGGTGCTGACGGCGCGAAGGGAGATACCGGCCCAGAGGGGCCAAGGGGACCGCAGGGAGAGCAGGGCCCGCAGGGCAAGACTGGTCCGCAAGGCGAAATCGGTCCGCAAGGCCTGACGGGTCCGCGAGGCCCTGCCGGCGCGGATGGCGCGAAGGGCGCGGACGGCGCAAAGGGCGCGACCTTTACCCCTGCTGTGTCCGCGGCGGGAGACCTGAGCTGGTCGAACGACGGCGGGCTTGCGAATCCCGCGACGGTCAACATCAAAGGCCCCAAGGGAGACCATGGCGAAAAGGGCGAGCAGGGCGAGAAAGGCGAGACCGGTGCGGCCGGCCCGCAGGGCCCCGCAGGCCCCGTCAATATCCCCGCCACCACCTCCCTCATCAAGGGCAATGGCTCGGGCGGGCTGGTGGCGGCGACGCGCGGAAGCGACTACATCGCATCCGGCAACATCGTCAAGCAGACGCTCGTGAACGTTGAGACCACGCCGACCGAGAACTATGCGATCAACTGGGTGTACGGCTAAGGAGGCGCTGAGATGGCAAATGCAAAACTCGGCAGTAAGGCCGTCGGCAGCATCGTCAAGCTGAAAGTCGGCGGTGTAGCAAAAGAGTTCATCGTCGTGCATCAGGGCAAGCCGAGTTCCATCTACGATGACTCCTGCGACGGCACTTGGCTGTTGATGAAGGACGTCTACGAGAATCGAAAGTGGCATAGCTCCAACGTTAACAAGTACGAAAGCAGCGACATCCACGCCTACCTGAACAGCACGTTTCTGAACCTGTTTGAGAGCAACATTCGCGATGTTATCAAGCAGGTGAAGATTCCGTATCGCAGTGGAGGTGGCTCCGGTGGCTCGGATCAGAGCGGTGCGAACGGCCTGCCCTGCAAGGTGTTTCTGCTGTCCGGCTACGAAGTTGGCTGGACGACCAGCGACAACGGTTACTTCCCGGAGAACGGTGCGAAGCTGTCCTACTTCGAGTCTGGAACCGGTTCGTCTGCAAACAACAAGCGCATTGCGAAACTGAACGGATCGGCCGCCTTCTGGTGGCTCCGCTCCGCGACCGGCGGCACCTCCAGCGTGTGGGGCGTCCTCTCCAACGGCGGCTACAGCAGCGACTACGCATCCAGCTCTTACGGTATCCGCCCATGCATTATCCTTCCCTCTGACGTACTCGTCGACGATTCCGGCAACGTCCTGCCGCCAGTTGACCTCACCGCGCACAAGACGCTCATCAACGGCACGGCCTACACCGTCAAGGGCGGTAAGTGCATGGTGAACGGCACGGTGTACAACATCCTCAAGGGCAGGACGCTGATCGATGGCACGGGGTATGACATTACGCTGCCAAGCGCGGGAACGAAGCTGTCGACGCTGGACGTTGGGCAATCGGTGTTTGCGAATGTCAACGGGAAGAAGACGGAATTTTTGGTGGTGCATCAAGGCCTGCCGAGCAGCAGGTACGACGACTCCTGCAACGGCACTTGGCTGTTGATGAAGGACATCTACGAGAATCGAAAGTGGCATAGCTCCAACGTTAACAAGTACGAAAGCAGCGCCATCCACAGCTACCTGAACAGCACGTTCTTGAACCTTTTTGATAGCAACATTAAGGGCGCAATCAAACAGGTCAAGATCCCGTATCGCAAGAACGTAGGTTCTGGCGGAACCGACCAAAGCGGCGCGAACGGGCTGTCTTGCAAGGTGTTCCTGCTGTCCGGTTACGAAGTCGGCTTCACGAACAGCAACAACAGATACTTCCCGATTGACGGTGCAAAGCTGTCCTACTTTGAGTCTGGGAACGGCACGTCCGCCAACAACAAGCGCATTGCGAAACTGAACGGATCGGCCGCCTTCTGGTGGCTCCGCTCCCCGTACACCGGCACCACCCTCAGCGTGTATCGCGTCTACCCCCACGGCGACTGGGGCTACAACGACGCATCCTACTCGTACGGCATCCGCCCCGCTTTGGTTCTTCCCTCTGACGTACTCGTCGACGACGAATTCAATCTTATCGCTTAAAGGAGTGATTTTATGACCTACATTAAAGTTAACAACACTGAATACCACGCAGAGATCAACGGCAACCCCAAAGACCGCACGTGGGGCGACCGTGACATCAAGACCATCACGCTCACGATGACCACTACCGAGGCAGCGGCGCTTCTGCCCGACAATACGCCGTGGAGTATCGTCCAGCGCGAGACGGTGGACAAACTCGACAACGACGGCAATCCCACGGGTGAGACCGAAGAAGTCGTCAACGAGTGGGACAACAGCGAATACAGCCTGAGCGGGGCCATCACCGACCACCGCGACGGCACGGTGAGTATCAAGATGGGCAAGCCTACGGAAACCGAAAGCGCCAAAGCAACCGTCACCGCCCTTGCGGGTGAGCCGGTCACATATGCCCGCGCGGTGGAGCTGCGCCCCATTATCGAGCAGGCAGCGGTCAGCCTGAGCGACGGCGAGGCGGCGAGCGTGCCGGAACTCATCACGGCATGGGCATACCCCGTTGATTACGCCGAGGGCGACCGCAGAAGCTACGGCGGCAAGGTGCACAAATGCCGTCAGGCGCATACCTCGCAGGCCGACTGGACGCCGGACAAGACGCCGAACCTCTGGGTGGTCATCGACGCTGAGCACGCGGGCACGCAGGCAGACCCCATCCCCGCAGCGCGAGGCATGGAATATGAGTACGGCAAGTATTACCTCGACGGCGAGGACGGCAAGACGTACAAGTGCGAGCGTATCGGCGAGGCCGCGGGCGGGAAGATCGTCTTGCAGTATCTGCCGCATGAGCTTGTGGGGCAGTATTTCACGGAGGTCTAATGTATGAAAATGCTGAAAGCGATCCGCGACGCGGACGCGCTGCGGCCTAACAAATTGAGCACGCCGCGCAAGGCGGAAATCCTTATGGTGCTTGAGCACCGAATCGCTGAGATGATGGGGGCGGAAGCCCCCACCCTCAAGGTGAACGTGGAGGATGACACCGCGAGCGTCGAGGACATGGAATTGCTGCTGCCGGACGGGCACAACGAGTGCTACCACCTGTATTTGGCAGCGCAGCTCGACGCCTACAATCAGGACAGCGCGCTATATGCCAATGACCATGCCATTGCCAACGAGGCGGTGGCCGATGCTATGGCGTGGTGGCGGCGCGAAAACCGCAAAGAAAGCAAGGGCAACTGGAAGGTGTGATGACAAGTGCCGACGACATTTCAGCTGGTGGAGACGACCTTCCCGAACGGTGAAGGCAAAGACACGCAGGAGCAGATCAACGGGGTCTATGACTACCTTTTCGTGCTTCTGGAACAGCTTCGGTATACGCTCTTCAATCTGGACGGGAGCAACATCAATCAGAATGCACTGAGCGAGTTTATCAAGAATATTTCCGAGCCGATCTACGCCAAGATCGAGGATACGGACAAGAATGTAAATGAAATTTCCATTACAGCGAAAGGATTAGATGCTCGACTTAGCGACGCCGAGGGGAACATTACACAGCTTGACACAACGGCAAAGGGCTTGCAGGCAAGCGTTTCAAACCTCGACGGCGCGATCACAAACATCAAGGCGGACGTGAACGGCATCCGCGCGACGGTGAGAACCAAGATCGATGCGACGCAGGCGCAGAGCATTTTTGACCAGAGCGCCCAGGGCTTCACGCTGGCCGTAACGAGCGGCGAGAACGGCACGATCTTCAAGCTCAATTACAACGGTGCACAGATTGCGAGCACGGGATCTATCGACCTCTACGTGGACGCGGTGAACATCTATGGAACGCTGACGGCGACGGAGATTGAAGGGGATAGGATCACCGTGCGCAATGATGCGGGACGGCGCTGCGGGTATATCTCCACGGAGTACGCCAGCACGGCGGACTACAAAATGACGCTCGAGAGCAAGGCCATGGAGTTGAACGCGACGAGCGGAAACCTGTATCTGTCAGGGAATAACGGAAGATCAGCGCTCAATTTCGACTACGACTTCATTGATTGCCGCGGCGATTTCGCCCCGAATGCAGATAACCGGTACAATCTTGGCGCACCAAATTTTGTTTGGAGCGCAATTTATTGCAGCACGAACGAGCTGAACGGGTCCGACCGAAACATCAAGAACAGCATTGAGGCGCTGCCGGAGAAGTACGTGCGCATGTTTGAGCTCGTCGAGCCGAAGCGCTACAAGCTCAACAGCGGCACGAGCGGGCGCTTCCACACCGGATTCATTGCGCAGGAGGTAGAGGACGCCATGCGCGCGTGCGGCATTGAATCGAAGGAATTCGCGGGCTGGGCAGCTGCCAAACGCGAGGACGGCAGCGAAACGTATTTCCTGCGGTACAGCGAATTCATTCCGATTTTGTGGGCGAAGGTACGCGAGCAGGAAGAACGGCTGAAACGATTGGAGGAATCAACATGAATGAAAAGATCAAGCAGGAAGCGGCACACGCGATGCGCCTGATCGGCATTTTGAACGTCAACGGCGATGCCGTCGATGTGGTGGCAGCGGTGCGCCAGTCGCTTCGCAACATCGCAATGATATGCGACGGCACGGAAGCCCCGGCGGGAGAAAAAGGCGATACGCCGGACGAAGCAAAAGGAGCGGTGAGAGATGAGACTGCCTGAGATTACGGCATATACGAACCGGCGCGTGCAGCAAGAGAAATTCGGCGGCATCAACCACACCTTCGGCGCGGGCGGCGGCGAGCTCTACGACACGAAAAACCTGTCGGCGCGATACTTCCCGCTTCTTGCTCCCCGCGCGCGGCGCTATACCGTCCGAAAGGGTATGGGCAAGGCGAACGGCATTTTCAGTGCGGGCAAGCTCTACGAGGTATACGGAACGAAGCTCTACATAAACGGTGAAGAGAAGACGACGGTCACAGACAGCGAAAAGACTTTCTGTGCACTGGGCGAGCGCGTGCTCATCTTCCCCGACAAGATCGTGTGTGAAAAGGACGGCACGATCAAGCCGATGGAGGCTAGCTACGCCGCGGCGGGGCTGAAATTCGGGAATGGTACGTATGCCGACGAAAAGGCGGCGGCAAACAGCATCACGACGACCGGCGCGGCGTTCCCATTCAACGTGGGCGACGCCGTGACGATCTCGGGCTGTACAAAGGAGACCTACAACAACCGCACGCCCATCATCCGAGAGATCAGCGAAGACAAAAAGACGCTGCGCTTTTATGAAAACACTTTCCGCCTGCCCGATGGGCAGGAAAGCATCACGGAGCCCGGAACAGTCACGCTCAAGCGCAGCGTTCCCGACATGGATTTTGTCTGCACGAACGAGAACCGCGTGTGGGGCTGCAAGGGCGACAGCATCTTTGCTTCAAAGCTCGGCGACCCGTACAACTGGAACGTGTTTGACGGACTATCCACGGATGCGTTCAGCGTGGAGAGCGGCACGGCGGGAGCATTCACGGCGTGCGTGAGCTACCTTGGTTACCCGTGCTTTTTCAAAGAAGACAAAATCTTCAAGATGTACGGCACGATTCCGACAAACTTCCAGCTCATGTCGAGTGCTGTTCTCGGCGTGATGAAGGGCAGCCACAAGAGCCTTGCTGTGGCGGGTGAAACGCTCTATTACCTCTCAAAGGTAGGCATCATGGCGTACAGCGGCGGCATGCCGCGCTGCATCTCCCGCACGCTGGGCGACGATGTGCGCCTCTCTGACGCGGTGGGTGGAAGCGACGGCCTCAACTACTACGTGAGCCTGAAAGAGGATGGCAAGGCGGCGCTGTACTGCTACAGCAGCGAAAACGGCGTGTGGCATAAGGAAGATACGCTTGCCGTGGTGCAAATGGCCTATTCGGGCGGTATCATGGCCTTAGTGGATGGTGGGTGCGTGCTGCTGGGAAATCCGGCAGATATCCCGACCGGCGCAACGCGCGAGGGCGCTGTTATTAGCGAGGCGGAGTTTGCCGACTATGACGGCGGCTCGTTCGACGCAAAGCACGTGCAGCGCGTGCGGGCGCGGCTGGAATGCGAAAAGGGTGCAACGGTCGTGTTCCTTGTCAAGTTCGACGGCGGTGCGTGGGAAGAGGTCGACCGCTGCGGGGCACAGGAGAAAGACGTTTTTACGCTCAACTGCCCGATCCGCCGCTGCGACCACTTTAGATTAAAAATCAAAGCCACAGGAGAATACCGGCTCTATGCGCTCGAGTACGAATACGTGACGGGCGGCAGAAAGTGAGGGGACAATGGCAGATAATTTCAAACACAAGAATACAGACCTGACGCTCATCAACGATTCGGGCGACCTTGATCTCATCCGGCAGTATACCGAGGCCTACAACAAGGCATATGCCGAGGGAGACAAGGCGGGCCAGCAGGCGGCGCACGACGCGGCGGAGAAAATTCGTGCGAAGTACGACTATTCCGGCGGCGTGGACGGCAGCGAGTACATCAAACTCGGCACGGGCGCGAGCCCTGCAAAGGCTGATACGAGCTGGCTCGATAAGCTGGGCGACAGCAACTACAACTACGATCAGAGCGGACAGATCAGCGAAAAACTCGACGCGCTGCTGAACCGCACGCCGTTTTCCTACGACGCGGCGAGTGACCCGCTCTATCAGCAGTATCGCAAGCAGTACACGCGCGAGGCAGACCGCAGCGCGGAGGATGTGCTCGGCAAGACGGCAGTGATGACGGGCGGGATGCCGTCCACGGCGGCGGTGGCAGCGAGCCAACAGGCGAGCGACTACCAGATGAGCCAGATGACGGACAAGATTCCCGAGCTTCAGCAGCTCGCCTATAGCATGTATCAGGATAAATTGAGCGGCGACCGCGCCGACCTGAATACGCTCATCGGCCTTGAGGACAACAACTACAACCGCTGGCTGGCTGACCGCAATTACCTCTATCAGCTCGCGCGCGATCAGGTGGGCGACCAGCAGACGGCGGATGCGCTGGCGTATCAGAAGCAGCAGGACAAGCTCAACTATAACTACCAGAAGGAACGCGACGCTATCGAGGACGCACGCTATAATGCGGAATGGCAGTATAAATTGCAGCAGGCCGCGCAGGCAGCGGCGGGGAAGGCAAGCGGCGGTGGCTCTCGCCGGACTTCCGGTGGCGGGGCACGTAGCGGAGCTACCGGCGGAGCGATGGACTACGAAGGTCTGTTTGCTGCGGCACAGGCGAGCGGGAACCCCAAGAGCTGGCTTGCGCAGAAGGCTAACTACCAGAGGTACGGCTTTACGTCTTCGAGCGGGCTTTATTCCGACTATGAAAACTGGCTGGAAGGTCAGAACGGTGGAGATGACGGGGGAGGGCTCAGCAGTAGCGCTTCGAGAATATTATCGAGCTTAGAGAAGATGAAGACGCAGACCGGTAGCAATACAGGCATTGCAAACACGATTGCGGTGTATGCAGATCAAGGCAAGTTGACGGATGCGGAGGCGCGATATCTGTTCAGCCACTTTGGCTATGACCCGGACGAATGGCTTGAATAAGCGGAGGTAAATTATGCCGATCAAAAAGGAAAAGCTGGATTCTATCAAGGGATATCGTGAGTATCAGAAAAAAAGTGGGGCGGCTGCTGCGGTCAGCAGCCCCGCTCCCTCTTCCTACGCACCCGCGCAAAAGCCTGCGAGAGTAAAGCAAGACAAGCGGGAGCAGATTTACACTTATTATCGATCTGTTTCTACGCCAAAAATGACAGCACAGGAGAAGAAGGCAACGTCTCCGATGTTCCGCCAGCAGCCGATCACGCAGCAGAATGTCGTGATGCCGAAGAACCAGAATGCACTTGCGCAGGGCCTCGGCAAGGGCGCTTTGCAGCAGCAAGAGGCGAAGAACTACCAGAGCGAAAAAGCCTTCAATCAGCATGTGAAGGACGTGAAGCCGCAAACGGTTGCGCAGCGCGTCGGCAATACGCTCAAGGGCGCGGCGAAGACCTACGGCGCTGGCTTTGCCAATCTCAGCGGCGTGGCGGCGCAGGGGCAGGGCGGCACAGCGATGTCGCCGGTCTATCGCGCTCAGGCGGAGACGCTGGACCAGCAGATTGCGGCATTGGAAGCGACGCTGAGCGACCCGTCGATGACGGCACAGGATATTGCCGACACGAAAGAGGCGATTGCCATCGCTCGCAGCGAGCGTGAGAAGTACGGCAAGATCATCGATAGCGGGGAAAAGGCCGCAGTGGGAGCCTATGACATCGCTGACAGGCTGGCCGACAGCGGCGCAAAGGATATCAACAAGGCGAAAAGCGGGCTCGGCAAGGCCGGACAACTCGCCGTCGACGCGGGCGTCGCGGGCGCGCAGATGGGGATGGATATTGCCCTCACGCCTTTTATGGGCGGAAGCGCGCTCTTCCCGATGTTCATGCGCAGCGCGGGTGGAGGCGCGCAGCAGGCGCGCAGAGCGGGCGCAACGCGCGAGCAGCAGGTCAACTATGGCCTTGCGAGCGGTGCACTCAGCGTGGCAACCGAGAAGATCGGCAACGCGGCAGCACCGTTCAAGAAGATGTTCGGCAAGGGCTTTCTGGATGACGTCATCGATCGCACGATGCAGGGGCTCAACCGCAGCGCAGCAGGCAAGATTGCGCTGTCGTTCCTTGAAGAGGGCGGCGAAGAGGCCATCGAAGACCTCATTCAGCCTGCCTTGCAGATGATTTATAACGGCAAGACGCTCGGCGGGAGCTATAGCGAGCTGGAAGCATCGGAAATTCTGAACGACTTCCTCGTCGGCGGCATCCTCGGCGGGCTTGGCGGCGGCGTGGAAGCTGCGGCAAACCGCTTCGCGCGCTTCGATAATTCCCTCGGCGAGAGTGGGCGCAAGGCGATTCGCGGCTCGTACCAGGAGGGCAAGGACACGGCGGAGCACGTGAAGGACTTTATCCCTGCCTACAATGCGGGCGTGAAGGGCAAGGCGAACCCGAACCCGACGAATGAGACGGCCTATGCAGGCTATATTGCCGGACAGAACGACGCAAAGGCCGAGGCACGCAAGAAGACCTTTGCGCAGGAGAGCGACGGCGGCAGCGGCCTTGTCTATGATGACTACGTTTCACGTGAAATGGACAGTGCGACGGCAGACGAGATCAACACCGTCGCAAAGGCGCTTGGCGTGCGTGTGCGCATGGCTGACGCGGTGCGTGGAGGCACGGCTAACGGCGTGATCGAGGGCAATGAGATTCGGATTGCAAAGGACGCACAGGACCCCGTGATGCAGGTTGTCGGCCATGAGTGGACACACCGTGTGCAGGAGCTTGCGCCCGAGCAGTACACAGCGTTCCGCGATGCCATCATGGAAGACCCCGACGTCGCCGAGGCGGCGAACATTCTGCATGAGCAGTATAACCGCATGGGGGTTGAGATCAGCGTGGATGAAGCGCTGGACGAGGCCGCGGCGAACTACGCGGGCGAGATGATCGCCAACACGGACGTGCTGAACGAGTTTATCCGCAGGCACAGTGAAGACCGCACGTTGCTTGAAAAGCTGCGCGACGCGATCCGCGAGATCGTTGGCAAGTTGACCGGCAAGGCGAAACAGCAGGCACAGACAGCGGATGGGCTTTTGCAGCAGGCATTTGAAGCGGCGGCGCAGAACAGCAAAAATGCCGCCACAGAGGGCGGCACGCGCTTTGACTTAAAGGGTAAGAACAAGGACGGCGTCGAGGTCTACGAAACCGGCGAGGATGTCAAGAAAATGTCCTACAAAGAGCGCATGGAAGCCTTTATGGATATCATGCGCAACGAATACGCGGGGCGCACGGCCAAGTTCAGCGACGGCAACAGCACCTACTACGCGAAGTTTGATGAAGCAGACCTTCGCAAGAATGTGTACGGCGATAAAAAATCCTCTCAAAAGGGATGGAAGGCGAAAATCAATACCGGAGCGGATGGCAGCATCTTTGAGCTTGTAGAAAACGCGACCTACAACGGAGGTAAGGCCGAGCAGGGGAAGAAAACGCAGGCACATCAAAATCTGACCGGCTGGGAGTATTTCGTCAAGACCGTGCAGATCGATGGACAGGTGTATGACCTGCTGGCAAATGTAAGAAAAAAGCCTGACGGAGAATTTGTCTACTCCATCCAGCTTAATGAAAATAAAAATAAAGCATCGGCACCGCCCCTTCAGTACCGAAATGGTACAGCTAAAGCGAATAATCGCCCTGTTGGGGTGTCCACCAATGCTTCTGAAAGTAGTGTACCCCAAAACGGAGAGAATGTCAAGAAGCGTTATTCACTGAAAGAGTACACCGATGAAGAGAAGAAGCAGCACCGCAAGGACGCGGACGAGTATTTCGGGCATACCTACAAGTGGTCGGAGACCGGATACATCCTGACGAACGGTAAGAAACTTGACTTCTCCGGCAGGCACGAAGGCGGCCCCGGCGGATATCGCACGGTCGACCACCGAGATATCCGCGACGCGCTGGGCGATGACTACGGCGGCAGCGATTACAGCGGCAGCATGGTTCAGTTTATGAGCGAGGGCAATATCCGTATTTCGCCGGAAAGCGGCGGCATTAACCTCTCTGTTATGCCAACAAAGAATCAGCTTGATTCTCTTTCTGATTTTATCAGCCACAATCGCGGTGAGGTCATTCTTGACCTTGATTCGCCTGACGGGCAGACGGTATCGAGCACGGAATACCCGCGCGGCACGCACGCGAACAAGGTTCTTGCGGACATCAAGGCCTATTTTGAGGACGGAACAACGCCGCAGGTATCGAGCCTTGCGCAGTTTCTATCCCTCAAGGGCACGGAGAACGCGCAGGAGATTGCGGCGCTCAAGCGTGAGAATGAGACCTTGCGTCAGCGCGTGGACTACTGGAAGGGGCAGACGCGACGCAGTGACGGCGTTCGCACCGACAGCAAGAGTGTGGAAAAGGCGGCAAAGGAACTGACGCGACGCTACGGTGCGGAGATCGATAGTGGCGAGATCGCAGGCGACCTTGCAAGCCTGTATGACTACATTGCACGCGGCGGCGACGAGACCGGCGAGCTGACCTACACCGAGGCGAGAAGCCGCGCGGACGCCATCGCCCAGCGCATCGCAGAGAGCGCCATCGCAAAAGATGACGAGGGATACCGCGAGTATAGCGAACTGCGCAAGTACCTGAAAGATACGAAGATCACGCTCTCCGCTGAGGATGCGGCGGGCATCACGGACTACGCCGACTTCCGGCGCAGCCTCTTCGGCAAGGTAAATCTCGGCAAGGGCGAGCACACGAACGTCGATCAGGTCTATTCCGAGCTGGCGGAAAGCTACCCTGAGTTTTTCAGCGAGACGCGCGAGAACAACGTGAGCGACCAGATCGCGCGCATCGCGGACGTGGCAAATGAGTTGTACAGCGTCAGCGAGTATAACCCGTTTGAAGGCTATATGGGGCAGGCGGTCAGCGCCATTTCGAATGACGTCATGGAGCGATTCTTTGACCTGCCGCAGGCAAAGAAAACCTTTGCCGACGTGCAGGCAGAAAAGCTGGATGCGGCGAAAGCAGCAGGGCGCAAGGCCGCGGCGGATGCAAAGCTCGCCGGCCAGATGGCACAGGGACGCACGGACGCCGTGAAGCTGCGCCACACGCAGGAGGCATTGCAGAAAGCTCGCACGCAGCAGGCAGAAAAGCTGGATGCGCTGAAAGACCGTTACCGCGAGAAGGACGCAACGCGCCGCGAGGGGCAGAAGCGCCGCGAGCTTCGTGCGAAGATTACGCGGCACGCAAAAGACCTGTCGAAGAAGCTGCTGCGCCCGACGGACACAAAGCACATCCCCGAGAATATGCGCTCGGCGGTGGCGGCAGTGCTGAACAGCATCAATCAGGAAAGCGCCTACACCGTGGACGAAAGCGGCAAGCACGTCTATGACGGCAGCGGCACGCCGACGCAGCGCACCGAGGCATTCCGCGCATTGCAGAAACAGTATCAAGATATTCTTTCAGGGAAAGAGGCAGACGGCGACGATATGGTCATTGACCCGTCGCTGCTCGGCACGGACGGCTCGGACGGCTTGCTTGGGCAGGTTATCGGAATGGAGAACAAGCGGCTCTCTGAGCTGACGCGCGAAGAGCTTGGGACGATGTGGAAGACCATTCGCGCGGTGGAGAAATCCGTCTCGACGGCAGGCAAGGTGCTCTCCAAGAGCAAATTCGAGACCACAAAGCAGATGGCGGATGCCTTCAAGGCCGACGTGAGCACGCGGCGGAAGAAGCTCGGCAACAATACGACAATCAGCTTAGAGACGCCGTACACGTTCTTTGCACACTATGGCGAGACGGGCAAGAGCATCTACCGGATGCTGCGCAATGCACAGGATTCTCAGGAGATCATGGCGCGTGACATTGCCGAGAAGACGCGAAAAGTGCTTGGCGACGAGCTGGGCGAGGCGGGCTTCAAGGATATTGCTGGAAAGGCTATCCACGGCGACCTGAAGGGCGCGCTACGCGACGCGCGCGGCAGCACCATCGGCAAGTGGGAGGCGGAGACGCACGACATCACCGTCGCAAACGGCGGTAAGCTGACACTGACGACGCCACAAATCATGGAACTGTACCTTCTGAGCAAGCGCAAGCAGGCACTTGGACATCTGCTCGGCGGCGGTGTCATCCAGCCGGAGATCAAGAGCGCGGAGACCGGCAGGACGAAAGTGCCGCGCGGCACGCAGCAGGTCTTTTTGACTGATGGCGATATCGAGCGCATCACGGGCAAGTTGACGGACGAGCAGAAGCGCGTGGCGGACGGCTTGCAGGAATTGACGGCGACTACGCTTGCCAAGTACGGCAACGACGCGAGCATGCAGACCTACGGCTACCGCAAATTCACCGAGAAAAACTACTGGCCCATCAAGTCCGCAAAGGAAGCACTGCACAGCAACCTCGAAAAGGATAGCGGCAATGTGCGCTCCATCAAGAATATCGGCATGGCGCAGCAGGTGACGCCGAGCGCGAACAACGCCGTGGAGCTGCGCAGCGTGTTTGATACGTTTGCCGACCATGCCTCTGACATGATCGACTACGCGGCATGGCTTGCACCGATGGAGGATGTAAACCGTTTCTTCAACTTCCAGTACCGCAATGACGCGGGAAATAAGACCGGCGTGAGCGTCAAGGGCCTGCTCGACGAAAAGGGCGGCAAGGGCGCGCAGCAGTACTGGCAAAAACTGATGGGCGACATTCAGAACGGCATCGGCACGAAAGACTTTGAGCCGATCACGGGCAAGATGGGAAAGTTCGTCGGCAAATTCAAGGGCGCGTCTGTCGGCGCGAACATCCGCGTCGTCATCCAGCAGCCGACGGCCTTCTTCCGCGCGGCGGCGGTTCTTGATCCGAAGGACATGGCAAAGGGCATGACCGGCGGCGTGACGAAGGGAAGTGGCTGGGAGAAAGCGCTTGAGCATTCTCCTATCGCAATGCGCAAGGACGTCGGCAGCTTCGATATCTCGTCACCGTACACGCTGAAAGACCGCTTCTACGGTAAAGAGAGCGTGACGAACAAACTGAACGACATCGCGGGGGCTGCTGCCGGCAAGGCGGACACCGCGACGTGGGGGAAGCTGTGGAACGCCTGCGAGTGGCAGGTGAAGCGTGAAAAGCCCGACGTCCGCGCGGGCAGCAACGAATTTTACAGCGCGGTCAACGATGTGTTCTCCGATATGATCGATCAGACGCAGGTCGTCGACGGAATCTTGCAGCGCAGCAACATCATGCGCGGCAAGAGCACGCTTTCACAGCAGGCGACGGCTTTTATGGGCGAGCCAATCATGAGCATGAACGTGCTGCTTCGCAGCTACGACAACTTCCGCTATGAGGAGAACCCAGCGAAGCGCAGTAAGGCTTTGAAGACGCTGGGCCGCGCGGCGACGGCGCTGGTCGTTACGAACGTGGTGAATGCGCTGGCGCAGAGCATCGTCGACGGCCTGCGCGATGATGACCGCGACAAGGACTATTGGGAAAAGTTTCTTTCAGCCTTTACGGGCGTGGAGGGGGACGAGAAGAACGTGCTCGAGTTGATCGGCAACGTCGTGCTGAACGGCAACGTCGGCAGCAACATGAACCCCGTGGCGCAAATTCCATTCGCAAAGGATGTTCTCTCGCTTGCGCAGGGCTATGATGTGTCGCGCCCTGACATGGAGGTCTTCTCCGATCTAATCAACGCGGCAAAAACCTTTGTTGACAGCGCAGGCGGCAGTGGAAAGAAGACCCGCAAGGAGGCCACACTCACGCTTCTGGCTGCGGCGAGCAAGATGTTTGGTCTGCCGGTCGCCAACATCAAGCGCGACCTTGCGGCGACGCTGCGCACCATCGCACAAGCGAGCGGCAGTCTCGGCTTCCAGTATGAGGTGGAGAAGTTCAGTTACAACCTTGCCAACAGCGGCAACAAGAGCCGGTTTATCGGTATCCTCTATGATGCGCTGGAACAGGGCGATTACGCGACCTACGAGCACGTCCGCCGCAACCTGATGGAGCAGATGGGGCTTGACGGCGAGAGCATCCAAAGCAGCCTCAAGACCCGCTACAACAAGAAGGCCGAGAGCGAGGCCAACTACTCGTTCCCGCAGAAGTCGCTTGACCTGCTGGGCATTCGTGGGAAGTACGCCTATAATATCGGCGAGGACGAGGACAAATTCAGCGCGGCGGACCTGAACGCGAGCTCGTTCAGCAAATATGAGACGCAGAAGGGCGAGGCCTACCGCACGCAGGCTGATAAGGCAACGAGCAGTGGCGCCTTCTCCCGCCTCTCTGACGAGGGCAAAGACAAGGCGCTCGGCTACGTCGAGAGCTACGCCGAGGCAGTGGCGCTGAAAGAGAACTCCGGCGGGCAGTACGAGATCACGACCAAATGGATTCAGAATGCGCAGGAGGCACAAAAGCAGTACCGCATCGCCCCCGGCGTGTTTGCGGCCTGCAAGGTGGCGGCGAGCGAGTGCGAAATGCTGAAAGACAAGGACGGCGACAGCATCGACTATAGCAAGGGATTGCAGATCATGGAAATGCTGTTCCGCTCGGGGCTTAACGAGCAGCAGCGCACGGCGATGTACGAATATCTGGACGTGCCGAAGAAGATTCGCCATTGGAACCGCGCTCGGGTGGACGAGCAGCTTGCAATCGCACGGAAGAAAGCGGCGTAAAGAAAAAGGACCGGTCGGATGCCCGGCAGGTTCTTTTGCCCCGTGGTGAATTTGCGGAAGCGGCATGATAGGCTCAATGGAGAACACCATAAAAATAAGGGGGCGTGAAAAATGGACAATGCAAAGCACTACGATGATGCGTCGATCGCGTTGATCGAAAGCCGCTGCAAGAGCAATACCCACCGCATCAACGAGTTGCAGGAGCACCAAACGGCGCTTGACCGGCTGGCAACGTCGGTCGAAGTGCTGGCGACCAAGCAGGAGACCGTCGAGGGCGATGTCAAGGAGATCAAAGAGGACGTAAAGGCCATCACAGGAAAGCCCGGGAAACGCTGGGACAGTCTGGTCGACAAGGCTCTCGCAGCGCTGGCGGGCGCGTTTATCGCGTGGCTGCTGAGTGGGGCGGTCGGATGAAGCGCCTTATCAAAAAGGCATCGAAATTGCGAACGAGGAACATCATTTTGATTATCGTTGGCATTTTCATCGCCGCTTTTGTGATCTACACGGTCATCTTTTACAGCATCAAGGGGTGGCAGTGGGACAACATCTTCCCGTACCTGCTGGGTACGGGCGGCATCATTGAAGCCTTTACCGGGCTTCTGACACTGGTGGAAATTATCGTTGGACGAAAACGAAAGGAGAAGAACAATGAAGTTTGAAATGAGTAACAAGGTGTACGATGTGCTCAAGTGGCTCGTGCTCATCGTACTGCCCGCCTGCTCCGGCCTCTACGCCGCGCTGGCGGGTGTTTGGGGCTGGGGGTATGTAGAGCAGGTCACAACCACCATCAGCGCCGTGGCACTGTTTATCGGCGCGCTCATCGGCGTATCCAGCGCCAACTACAAAAAGGAGCACGGCGATGTATCACAGTAGGGACATCGCCGACCTGCGGGCGGACGTGCGCGCAAACTGCGTTATCTTCCTCGACCTCTGCAAGGAGGCGGGGCTTCCCGTACTCGTGACGGAGACGGTCAGGGATGCCGAGTACCAGCGTTATCTTGCCGCGAACGGCTACGCGGCAAAGACCGCGACGCGCCCGACGTTCCACGGCGTCAAAGCTGGGCTGGCGTTCGACATCTGCAAAAACGTCAAGGGGCATGAGTACGACGATCCGTCATTCTTCGCTCGCTGCGGGCAGATCGGCAAGCATGTCGGCTTTTCGTGGGGCGGCGACTGGAAGAAATTCCCCGACCGACCGCATTTCCAGTGGGACGACCATATGCGATACACAGGGCGCATGATTTTGGCGGGGAAGTACCCGCCGGAAATGGAGGAGTACATGGATCAGGCAACGTTTAACAAGATGATGGACGCTTACCTTGCGCAGCTGCGCACGAAGCCCGTCTCCACGTGGGCGGCGAAAGACTGGGCGGCGGCAAAGGCTACGGGCATCACGGATGGCAGCGCCCCGCAGGGGCTTATCACGCGGCAGGAAGCCGCGACGATGATCCAGAGAGCGACAAAATAACGGTGTCCGATTTGGGCACAGGAAGGAGCGGGCGGCGAAAGCCCACGCGCAAGCGCCTCTGCAAGCCCTACACGGGGCATGAACAGTCAGCACAGGTCGATCCGCGCACAATTATCTTCTATGGCCCCCAAGCGGGCTGTGGCGTATATCTTATCCTTCGAACTGCCGCAGGACGAGGCGTACTGCCTTATTGAATGCGATGTGCGTGGGAAGAGCCGCGTCGAAGTCGCGGAGACGCTGCACGTCTCACCAGAGTACGTGAAGACGCGGCGACGCCGGGCATACAGCAAAATCGCGGACGGCATCAAAAACGCATAAAGAAGAGACCCTACAAAGACCTTTTTCAGGCTCTTTGCGGGGTCTCTTTTTCGTTATCATTGAGGCAACAAAAGGAGGTGCGCGCATGGGATATTTCGGCAACCTTTATCAGATGGGGTATAACCCCTATTCAGGATATGCCCCTGCAAGCCCACAGAACGGCGCAGGAGCAATGCAAGGCTTTGCGGGTCAAATTACCCGCGTGAACGGAAGAAATGGCGCAGAGGCGTTCAGGCTCGCTCCGAACAGCTCTATTTTGCTGATGGACGAGAACGACCCCATTGTCTGGCTCAAACAGACGGATGGTGCGGGGTATGCCACCGTTACGCCGTACACAGTCGCGCCGTATCAGGCGGCTGCGCCGGTAGACGTCAACAGTCTTGAAAACCGCGTGAAGAGATTGGAGGAAATACTCAATGCCAAATCCGATGATGCAAATGCTGATGGGCGGCGGAAGCAGAAGACCGAATAATCCCCTTGCGATGATCGGCGAATTCCGCAAATTCGCTGCAGGCATGACGCCTCAGAAAGCGCAGCAGGAGATTGAACGCCTTTTACAGTCTGGGCAGATGTCTCAGGCTCAGTTCCAGCAGCTCCAGGAACCGGCAAAGGAGTTCGTGCAATTTCTGAAATAAGCCGGTGCGCAACGGTTTATTTATAAAATTCTTTCAGGAAGGAGTTTTGACACATGGATAGTGGTATGTCTCTCAGCGATATCGCCGCGGTCACCCGCGGTGCGAACGATGAGAACGGCTGGGGCTCCGGTTGGTTCCTCATTGTCGTGCTCTTCCTCTTCATGTTTGGCTTTGGCGGCAACGGATGGAACCGCCAGGGCGAGTTTGGCCAGTACGCCACGGCCGCATCGCAGCAGGAGATCCTTTTCGGCCAGCAGTTTGGCCAGCTGAACGACCGCCTGACCAACATCGGCAACGGCATCTGCAATCTCGGCTACGAGATGCAGGGCGGCATCGGCCAGCTGGGCAAGGAAGTCGCGCTCGCGCAGAACGGCACGAACATGACCATCATGCAGACCGGCAACGACATCCAGCGCCAGATGGCAGACTGCTGCTGCACCACGCAGCGCGGCCTTGACGCCATCAACGCCAACATCGACGCTAAATTCGCAGCGCTCGAAAAGAGCCAGCTCGAAGGCCGCATCGCACAGCTTGAGCAGGCCAACAACCAGCTCTATCTGCGCGAGCAGATGTGCGGTGTCGTGCGCTATCCCAGCGGCTACACCTACAGCGCGGGCAACTCCCCGTTCTGTGGCTGCGGCTGCGGCAACGGCAACATCTGACGCCCTATTTCGGCGAGGCAAGCGGGGCGGCAACAGCTGCTCCGCTTTTTAATTTTTTAGGAGGGTAAAAATATGAGTAAGTCTGCAATTTACACGACCAACGTCAGCAATCCCACCGTTGCGGTCGGCGGCATCGTGCCGGTCGGCTCGACGACGCGCCGCTATGGCTGCAACATCCGTCAGGACGGCAACGCGATTACACTGTGTGGGCAGGGCTATTACCTTGTCAATGTCAGCGCGACAGTCGCGCCCACGGCTGCCGGTACGGTCAGCCTGACCGCACAGAAGGACGGCGTCGCCATCATCGGCGCTACGGCAGCTCAGACGGTCGCAGCAAACGGCGTGGCAAACCTCACTATTACGGCTATTATTCGTAACGCCTGCGGCTGTGACGGCTCTCTTCTGTCGCTGGCGCTCGACGGCGTGGCATCGGTCGTCAACAACCTTGCGGTCACGGTCGAAAAACTGTGAACGACGATTCAGATGCTCTGCTGCTCGGGATAATTTTGCTGCTATTTGCTAATGCCATAAATAATGTCGAAGCTGCAGAAAGCGAGGAAGAAAATGAAACTCATTGAAAAACTGTCGGCGATGGTCGACGAGGAAATCGAGGACGCGATGAAGTACGCGAAATGCGCCCTCGAGTACAAGGACGAATGCCCCGCTCTTGCGAAGACGTTTTACGAGCTTTCCGGCGAAGAGATGCATCACATGACGATGCTCCACGCCGAGGTCGCCGGCGTCATCCAGAAGTACCGGCAGGAGCACGGCGAGCCGCCCGAGGGCATGAAGGGCCTCTATGACTATCTGCACAGGAAGCAGATTGAGAGGGCTGCCGAGGTTCGGACGATGCAAGGGATGTTTCGCGAGGGATGAGCGAGCCTAAAAAATGATGCACTATTAGCCCAAAAGGCCTCTGCCCGCAATGGGTAGAGGCCTTTTATGCGAGGGTAACTGCGGGGGTAACAGGATAGAAATATTGGGCATAATCGAGAATTTGCCAGAATAGTCTAAATATGAAAAAACCTCGGAACCGCAATGGTTTCGAGGTTTTCTTGGTCCGAGTGGCGAGACTTGAACTCACGGCCTCTTGACCCCCAGTCACCGAAAAACGACGGAATATCAACGGGAAGTCGTTCGATGGGGGTAACGAGGGGGTAACAGAAAAATTATATTGCATCGGTGATTTTTCGAAGGTCGGTGAGGTTAACATCCTGATAATACCGCAGCATTTCGGGGCTTGCGTGACCGATCAGCTCGAGTTTGTCCTTGTCCGACGCCTGAATGTTTTTCATCAGTGTTGCGAACGTATGACGGCATGTATGGGGGGAATACTTGTGCCGCTTGTTTTCGATTGGATTGTCAATGCCGATTGCCTTTAATGTGGGATAGAAAACCTCGTCGCGGAAATAGTCATACCTGAACGCTTTCCCCTCTTCGTTACAGAATAGCGCGCCGGATATCTTATCTTTTGACAGCCGGTCTATGATGGGCTGAATCTTGGGTGATATCGTGACGGTTCTATTCTTGCCCGCTTCGGTCTTGATACCAGCGCGAAGCACCTTTTCTTTCTTGTCGTAGTTATCAATCGACAGGCCGAGAAATTCTGTAGGGCGGAAGCCGAGGTAACACATGCAGTAGATATAGTCGGCGTATGGAATCACGCCGCACGCCTCTTTTATTTTCTCGATCTGGTCGGCATCAAAGCTCGCGCGCGGCGTGGCGTTTTCGCCGGTGACGGTGAGATACGGGGCCATACTCATAGGGGCATATCCGCGCGGAACGGCATACTTGTAGATCAGGCTGCACACGGTGCGCATATTCTTTTTCGTCTGTTTGGCGCGCGGGCAGTCATCAATGCATTCTTGGATGTCATCAATCTCGACCGCGGCCAGCTTCATAAATTCGATCGGTGCAAAATACTTTTCGGCAGCGGCGTAGCAATTCAGCGTGGACTTGTCGGCGCGATGCGTTGGGAACCAAAGCTCATATGCCTTGCGCCAAGTGATATCCTTTTCACGGGGCTTTTGCGTCCGCAGCATGGGGATATATTCTAAGGCTTCTCGTTTTGTGCGGAAGCCGCATTTTTTCGCTTTCACGCGGGTCAGCTTGCCGTCTTCTTCACGGTAGCCTTTGGTGATTTCGGCTACCCATGAAGAGCCACGTTTATAGACCGTCCCCGTCCCGTTGCCGCGCTTTGTGGCTTTTCGGTCGACGGATGCTTGCTTTTTGCCGCACATAGGACAAAACAGCGCGCCATCCGGCAGCGCTGCTTTACATTTGATGCAATCCGCCATGTCAGCCCCTCCAAAATCCGTAATCTATACAATGAAAATCAATGTACACGCACCACACAGTGAGAAAAACGATGATGAGGAACATTATAGCAATTACGCCGTTTCGGATACGGACACCGCGCCGCATGATCTCAATGGTGTCTGCTTTTGCGTCAACATGGCGTTCCAGCTCATCATTCCGCGCTTGCAAAGTTTCCTCTGTCGGCGTCAAGTGTTCGGAAATTCCGAATATTTCGTCAAGGGATATACCGAGCACCTTGCAGATCGGCGCGACGGTGTAAATGGACGGGGCTTTCGACATTTTGGAAAAGAAGTTCTGGACGGTGGACAGCGGCACGCCGGAAGCGTCGGAAATGTCCTGATAGGTCAGTTTCAGTTCTTCTTTACGGATTCTGCACAGCTCTTGAATGTTCATTTACATCACCTTAACTTTTCCGGTTTTCGCACTTTTTGGGTGCCAAAAGTGGGTCTGTCGAACGCGGTCGAATGCCGTCGTGTTGCAAGGTCTTGGTATTGAAGTGGCAAGGTAAAGCGCGATAAGGTCAAAGCAAGCAGCGGCGACCGCTCCCCGCTGCTGCAAGCCCGCCCTCGTCGGTGTTGCAGAGACGGCGAGGGCGGGGCGATTACCAACATGCAACTATAACAATTTTTATATTTCTCCTGCTTTTATAACAGATAACCACTTATCGCTTTTTTCGTTATAACCTTCCGGCATTCCGAACTCATATGCGGCTTTCGATGTTGCATATATAACTTTATAAAGGTCAATCCCAAAATCAGATAAATTCCTGCTGCAATCTACAGTTACGCGGTATTGATCGAACTGCCCAAAGCTTCCACATATGCCAGCTCGATTGATTAAGAAATCAAGGAATTCCCTGTAGCGAATCCAAATGTTTTCTTCTAAATTCGCGTTTTCCATTTTGCCAGCATCCCATGAATTTGTTTTGAAATACCATCTTAGCATTGCAAATCGGTATTCGTCCGCTATTACTTTACAATGAGTTTCGGAATTTTCACTGAGTTTCATTCCTTCGGGTAAACTGTTATTGACCCATTCGTTTAAGTCACTAATTACAAGGAGACACCCGTCTATATACTGTTTTAGGCTGTCGTAATTCTCGTATGATGATAGTTTCTCTTGCC